GACGCCCTGAGCGCCGACGCCAACACGAAGCACGGGTTCAGCGCCTCGTTTGTCGTGTACGACGAGTTGGCGCAAGCGCCCGATCGGCGGCTCTACGACGTGCTGGAGACCTCGGCCGGCGCCCGCTCCGAGCCGCTGTTCTGGGTCATCTCGACCCAATCGAGCGACCCAAAGCACGTCATGTCGGAACTGGTCGATTACGCCAAGGACGTGGCGGCCGGCGTGGCAGACGATCCGGCCTTTGCCGCCGCGGTGTTCGAGGCGCCCGAGGCGGCGGACATCTGGGACGAATCCGTTTGGGCGGCGGCGAACCCGGCGCTCGGCGACTTCCGCAGCCTCGACGAGATGCGGGCCTATGCGGCCCGCGCGCGGCGGCTGCCGGCCCGCGAGGCGGTGTTCCGCAACCTCTACCTCAATCAGCGGATCGATGCGGCGGCGGGCTACATCGGCGGTCCGGACTGGCTGGCGTGCGGCGAGCCGGTTGATCCGGCCGAGCTGGCGGGCCTGCCGTGCTGGGGCGGGCTCGATTTGTCGAGCACGCGCGACATGACGGCGTTCGTGCTGTGGTTCCCGGACCCCGGCGCCGTGCTGTGCTGGTATTGGCTGCCGGGCAGCGAGCTCGACGAGCGCGAGGCGCAAGACCGCGCGCCTTACCGGCTGTGGCGCGACCAAGGGCTGCTGTCGGCGCCGGCCGGCCGGGCGATCGACAAGCGCGCGGTGGCGCGCGAGGCGGCGGCGGCGGTCGAGCCCTACGGGCTGCGGGCCATCGCCTATGACCGCTGGCGGATCGAGGACTTCGTCAGGGCGCTCGACGAGGACGGGATCAGCTTGCCGATTCGCCCGTGGGGGCAAGGCTACCGCGACATGGCGCCGGCCCTCGACGCATTGGAAGATTTGGTGCTGGATCGCAAGCTGCGGCACGGCGGCAACCCGATCCTGACCTGGAACGTCGCCAACGCGGTGCTCGACATTGATCCGACCGGGGCCAGAAAGCTCAACAAGCGTAGGGCTCGCGCCCGCATCGATGGGCTCCAGGCGCTGGCGATGGCGGTCGGCATTGCCGGCCGCGAGCCGGCCGAGACGGTGATCGATTTTGGGGATCGGCCGCTAGTGATCACGCTGGGATATTCCGATTGACACACGCCAATAATCCCATCTACGGATGGGGTATGCAGAGCCCAATCACCGAGCGCCAATATGCATTCGGCGACGCCGTGCTGGCTGCCGGCGTGTCGCCGGCCGCGCTGCGCAACTGGCTCGACCGGGGCCAGATTCCGGAGCTGGACGCCGAGGCGGAGGAGCGCGCCGGCGCCCGCTGGCGGCGATTCTCGCTGCTGGACGTGCTGCGGCTCGCGATGGTCCGGCGGGTGGTCGATTACGGTGCGCCGGTGGCGTTTGCCGGCCTCGCCGCTGGCGGCTGGCTCGCATCGGCGGCGCTGCTGCTGGCATACACGCGGACACCTGTCGCGGCCCTGGCCGCACATTATCGCCACCGCATCGCGGTCGTCTGGCGTCCTGACGCCGGCGGATGGGACGCCCGCATGATCGCCTCCACGGACGACTTGCCGGGCGGCATCGCCGACGCCTGGGTGACGATCGACCTCGGCACCGTCGCCGAGTCGGTCATGACGACGCTCGCCGCGCTCTACGGCACAGAGGAGTCCACATGACACTGCGTGATCTGCGACAGCAGCTCGCCGCCGCGGTGGCGGAGATGCGCACGATGATCGACGCCGCCGAGGGCGCGGCCCGCGACCTGACGCCCGACGAGCGCGCCCGGTTCGGCGCGCTGCGGGGCGATATCGAGACCTTCGAGCGCCGCATCGCCGATCGGCAGGCGGTCGATGACGCCGAGCGGGCCATGCGGGGGCAGCCGCTCACCGGCGGGTCCGACCGGCAATTCGACGCCGAGTGCCGCGCGTACAGCCTGACGCGCGCAATGGCGGCACAGGCCGGGCTCGATGTCGATGTCGGCCGGGAGCGCGAGGTGTCGCGCGAGCTGGCGCGTCGCTCCGGCCGGCAGCCCGAGGGCATCCTGGCGCCGATGAGCGTGTTCATCGAGCGGGTCGAGCAGCGGGTCATGACCGGCAGCGCTGGCGGCGTCGGGCTGATCGCCTCGGATCAGCGCCCGGACCTCTACGTCGATATCCTCAGGGCGGCGCTGCGCGTGCGCCAGCTGGGCGCGACGGTGCTGACCGGCCTCACCGGCACCGTCGATATTCCCCGCCTCACGACCTCGGCGACGGCCGGCTGGGTGGCCGAGAACGCCGGCCTCACGGCGTCCGACCTGGCCCACGACAAGGTGTCGCTCACGCCCAAGCATGTCGGCGCGCTAACGGAATTTTCGCGCAACCTGCTGCTGCAATCGAGCCCGGACGTGGAGATGCTGATCCGCCGGGATTTCGCCGCCGTGCTGGCGCAGGCGGTCGATCTCGCGGCCGTCAAGGGCGGCGGCGCCAACGAGCCCACGGGCATCCTGGCCACGGCCGGGATCGGCAGCGTGGCGCTCGGCACCAATGGCGGCGCGCCGACCTGGGACGCCGTATTGGCTCTGATCGGCGCCCTCAGCGACGCCAATGCGTTGGGCGCGCAGCTGGCTTTTTTGACCAATGGCAAGGCGGTCAAAAAAATGCGCTCGACGTTGAAGACGAGTGCCGACACGTCGAGCAATTTCATCATGGCGGACCCGGCTGCATTGGCCGGCTATCCATTGGCGCAGACCAATCTGGTGCCGAGCAATCTGGTCAAGGGGACCAGCGGCGCGGTTTGCAGCGCGCTGATCTTCGGCGACTGGTCGCAGCTGTTGTTGGGCTACTGGAGCGAGTTCGACGTGCTGGTCAATCCGTACGACTCGACCGCATACCCGAAGGGCAACGTCATGGTCCGGGGTATGGTCACGATGGACGTGGAGGTGCGGCATGCGGCGAGCTTCGCGGCGATCCAGGACATGTTGACGACGTGATCGAGCGGCGCGCCATAGCGGGCGAGCTGCGGGCCGCCGGCCGGCGGCTCGAAGGCTACGCGGCGACCTTCGGCACCGAGGCGCGGATCGGCGAGATGGTCGAGACGATCCGGCCCGGCGCCTTCGCGGCGGCGCTCGCCGCGGGCGCCGACGTGCTGGCGCTCATAGATCATGACCCGGCTCGGCTCCTCGCCCGCACGCGTTCTGGGACGCTGCGGCTCTACGAAGATCAGCGCGGGCTCGCCTTCGGGCTCGACCTGCCCGACACTCAGCCGGCCCGCGACGTGCTGGCGCTCGCTGAGCGCGGCGACCTCGGCGGCATGTCGTTCGCGTTCTCGGTGCCGCCCGGCGGCGAGCGCTGGGAAGGTCGGCGGCGCGAGCTGCGCAGCGTGACGCTGCATGAGATATCGGTGGTGTCGTCCTGGCCGGCCTATCCCGAGACGCAGGTTTCGGCCCGTTCGGCTGCGCCGACGCTCCAGCTCGCCCGCCTCTGGCTCGCTACGGTGCGGCTGTGAGGCTCGGGGCGCTCTTTCGCCGCGCCGAGCGGCGCTCCGGCGGGCTGACCGATCCGGCGACGGCGGCGCTGTTCGGCGCGCTGCCGACCGCCTCGGGCGCCTATGTGACGCCGCGGGCCGCCGAGGGGCTGGCGACCGTGCTGGCCTGCGTCTCCGCCATCTCGTCGGCGATCGGCAGCCTGCCGGCCTATGTGTATCGCCGCGATCCGGCCGGCCGGGCCGAGGATGTGACGCATCCGGTCAATCGATTGATCCGGCAGGGGCCGAACCCCTGGCAGACCTGGCCCGAGCTCGTCGAATGGCTCGTCGCCTCGGCGCTGCTGCGCGGCAACGCGCTCGCCGAGATAGAGACGGACGGCCGCGGCGCCGTGACCGGTCTGGCGCCAATCCCATGGGGCGGGGTCTCGGTCCAATTGTTGCCGAGCGGCCGGCTCGCCTATGACGTGACGTTCTTCAACGGCATCGTCGGCGGCACCGGCAAGGTGCGGCGGCTGCTCGCCGACGAGGTGCTGCATTTGCGCGACCGCTCGGACGACGGGCTGATCGGCCGCTCGCGCCTGGCTCGGGCCGCCGAGACGGTCGGCGCCGCGCTCGCCGTGCAGGAGTTCGCCGGGGCGATGTACCGCCACGGCGTCAACCCCAGCGGCGCCCTACAGGCCGATGGCCGGCTGTCGGACGCCTCGATGGCGCGGCTCGCAACCGAGTTCCGCAACGCCTTCGCGGGCGCCGGCAACGCGGCGAAAGCGCTGGTCTTGGACCAGGGCATCAAATGGCAACAGATCAGCATCAGCCCGGAGGACGCCGAGCTGCTGGCGAGCCGCCGGTTCTCGACGGAGGAGCTCGCCCGCATCTTTCAGGTCCCGCCGCCGCTCGTCGGCATCTGGGATCACTCATCGTTCACCAACAGCGAGACGGCCGGCCGCTGGTTCGCGCAGCACACCCTCACGCCGTGGATTCGTAAGATCGAGGCCGAGTTCGGCCGCAGCGTGTTCGGCGCCGGCAGCGCATCGTACCTCGAGCTCGACCTGTCGGGCTTCCTGCGCGGCGATCCGGGCGAGCGGTGGCGCACCTATGACATTGCAATCCGGAACCGTGTCTTGACCCCAAACGAAATCCGCGACGCCGAGGGCTGGAACCCGCGGCCGGGCGGCGACGAGTTTCCGGCGCTGCCGCCGGCGGCGGCAAATGCCTGAGCCGATCCGGCTGCCGCGGCTCCTCACCGAGCGCGAGGCCGCCGCCGCGCTCGGCGTGTCGATCGACACATTGCGGCGCGAGCGTGGAGACGGCAGGGTCCGGCACACCCGGATCAGGGGGCGGGTGCGCTACACCGAGGCGCACCTCGCCGAGTACATCGAAGCAGGGGAGCGGGCCGCATGCGCCAAAGGACCGACCGCATCGGCGGCTACAAGCTCACCCGCCGCCCAAACAGCGCCATGTGGTGCCGGACCTGGTTTGACGCTCGGGCTCGACAGACACGCCGCGCATCGCTCGGCACAGCTGATCTTGACGAGGCGAGAGTAAGGCTCGCCGCATGGGTGGCTCTGAATGGCAGGATGCAACAGCAGCCGCCCGAAACCGTGCCGCTCGAAACCGTGCTGGTCCGATATTACGAGAGGCACGCCGTGCATCTCGCCAGCGCTGATCCGGCCCGCCATGCGCTCAAGAAGTGGAGCGACTTCTTTGCCGGCGCGCTCGTCTCCGAGGTTACGACCGACCGGCAGCGCGAGTTTGTCGCCGAGCTGCGCGGCCGTGGGCTCAGCGACGGCTACATCCGCCGCATCCTCGCGATCGGCAAGGCGGCGCTCGGCCGGGCCTTGCGCGAGGGCGAGATGGTCGCGGCACCCCATATCGCGCTGGCGCTGGCGCCGGAAGGCGAGCCCCGCGAACGGCTGCTGACGCTGGCGGAGACCGCGGCGCTGTTCAAGACCGCCAACACCGATCGCCTGCGGCTCTATCTGCTGTTGGCTTTCGGGACGGCGGCCCGCCCATCGGCGATCGTCGAGCTGACGACGGCTCAGATCGACTGCGAGGCGCGGCTGATCCACCTCAACCCGCCGGGCCGCCGCCAGAACAAGAAGCGGCGGCCGGTGTTGCCGATTTGCGACACCCTGTTGCCGTACCTCAGGGCGCTGCCGCCCGGCCCGGTCATCGCCTGGGGGGGCCGGCCGATGAAGCATATCCGCCGGGCCTTCGAGCGGGTGCGCGACCGCGCCGGCCTGCCCAAGGACATAACGCCTTATACGATCCGCCACACGGTGGCGGCCGAGATGCGGCGACGCGGCGTCCCGGTCTGGGAGGTTGCCGGCTGGCTCGGTCATACCAGCGGCTATAAGACCACCGAGCGGTATGCAAAATTTGGCCCGGACCACCTGTCTGGAGCGGTCCGGGCCATCGACTCATTCTTCGGGGAGCTGAAAGGGTTTTGCCGCCTGCCTCAGCTTCCCCTCTCACCCGTGCGTGCTAGTCGCGTGCTAGTGAGCCTTCGTGGTGTGGTGGAGCCAACCGGGATCGAACCGGTGACCTCTACAATGCCATTGTAGCGCTCTCCCAGCTGAGCTATGGCCCCGTCGAGCGGGCGGCGCGCTCGC